GCTCTACCTGCTTAGCGATGTCAGCCAACATGGCGTGCAGCTTTGCGTTCTGCTCTGCGGTGCGGTCTTCGTCGCTGATAGCCAGCTTGCGCGGCTTCTCCAGATCGACGGACTGAAGCCAGGCGATTGCGCGCTGGCGGTCCATCTCATTGCGCAGGGGGAAGGTTGGGTTATTCATCTATGCGGCCTCCTTCAAAGCTGGCAGCGAGCTCAACGAATGCTGCGTAAGCCACTGCTGCCACTTGCCCGTTTCCAGAGGCGCGGTATCGGTCCACCCTTCCGGCCATCCCATCAGCCACTCGTGGATTGCCGGGCTCGGACGCCCAAACACTCGCCGGAACTCGCGCGCGGCCGGCCACTTCTGCATTGAATCGGCGCAGTAGTTCGCCTTGGTCGTCGGCGTATGCAAGTAGCCAGTAGCGTTGCCGAACGTGGTCAGCACCCAGGTCTGCCGCGGACAAGGGAAGCATTCGGACCTGGTAACCCATGCGAACAAGGTCGCGTCCGGCCTCTTCGATTGCTCGCTTAGCGACGTTTTCGGCGAAGACAAGCCGGGGAGCGACATCTGCCACGATCCGGCGCATCTCCGGCCAAAGGTTTTCAGCGTTGTTGCGTCCAGCTGCTGCAGTGCTGAAGGCCTGGCAGGGAAAGCCTCCAGATACGAGGTCAACAATTCCGCGCCACGGTAGGCCGTCAAATGTCCGAACGTCATCCCAGATGGGGAACGGCGGGAGAGCTCCATCGTTTTGTCGCTGGACCAGTACCCGCTGACAGTGCTCGTCGTGCTCGACGGCGCAGACAGGAGTGATGCCGAGCAGGTGGCTTGCGAGCAGGCCACCACCAGCGCCCGTGAATAGAGAAAGCTCATACACGGCGCGCCTCCCGCTTGTCGTGGTCGTCCTGGCAGGAGATGCAGCGCTGTGCCCAGGGTGCCGCGGCGCGACGCTTGGCGGGGATAGCCTCGTCGCAGTCGATGCAGAACTCAGCGCCCTGCCCCTGCAGCCTGGCGCGCACGCTCTGCACGCCACCGATACGATCTGCCTCCTCTAGGCCAGTAGCGCGATCTGTTACATCGGGAGCTGTGCGGGCCTGGTGGAAGGATTCGGCAATTTCGTGTAGATCAGACATTTGCCACCTCTGCGAACAGGTCAAATTGCGGTACCGGAGTAGCCAGGCGAATGGCCTCTTCGTCGATGCGCGCGCTTGCGGTTTCAAAATGGGACGGGTCAAGCTCGATGCCGATGAAGTCGCAGCCACAGCGCAGCGAAGCAATTCCGGTGGTACCGCTGCCCATGGTGTTATCGAGAACGGTCATGCCCGGTACCGTGTAGGTGCGGATCAGGTATTCCATGAGCGCGACTGGCTTTTGCGTTGGGTGGTAGTTGCCGGACTGCTTGTCGCTCGAGAAGAATTGGACGCTGCGCGGGTACCGCTCGGTCGAGTCGTAGTCAGTGAGCTGCAATGCCTTGCCGTAGCATTCCGAGTTGACCGACTTGCGGCTCGATGTTTTGCGCTCGTGGCCGGTGGTCATTTGCGGGTTGTAGGTTGGCTGCTTGCGGTAGAAAACCAACGCAGATTCATGCGCTCGGAGCGGCTGCTTTTTCGCATTCAAGAAGCCGGTGGCAGCGCCCTTCTCCCAAATCCATTCGTACTTAAATAGCCCCGGCTGACTCATGATCAACTGGGCAGTAAATGGCTGCGCCGCGGTCAAAACGATTGCCGCGTCAGGTCTGGCCACGCGCAGGTATTCAGCCCAAAGCGGCTCGAATGGAATAAGCACATCCCAGGCGCACTGGGTTGTCCCATACGGGAGGTCGGCCAGCACCAAGTCCACGGTGCCGCTCTCGATTTCCTTCATGCGCTCCAGGCAGTCACCGAGCATCAGGCGTACTTCGTTCATTTCCCCGCCCCCAATGCCTTAACAGTTCCGTTCCAGCAGATTGCTATCCGACGTGCGCCCTTGGTCATCTCTACCGATTCGCCTGAGGCGGACTGGTCGATCTGGTAACCCTGTGCCTTGTATTCGTTCACCTTGGCCAGCTGGGGGCCGGTGAGGGAGTGAGAGCGGTTCATGCGGACCTCCGCTGATAACGCCCAAGGCGCTCGTTGCGGATCTGTTCATTCAGCTCGTTGACGCGTTTTGCGAGACGGTGCTGCTCGGCATAGGCGAATTTCAGGTTTCGGTTCATCGCCTCAACGTCTCCCACGCGATGCAGGAGTTTCACGAGGATGAACTGCTCACGGTCGCGGTCTGCCTCGTGCCGCCAAGCCAGCGTCTGTTCGCGAACGGTGTCGTAGTTGGTCCCGTAGTACGCGGCCAGGCCGGCAACTACCTTCACGTGCCCGCGACTGTTCACCTCGAGCAATCCCCATCCAGCGGGAAGTTCGTCTGGCTTGATGAGGCCAGCAGGAGCCATGAAGTAGCGCCAATCGCCAAGCCCACCCTCTGCCCGGTGCGCCTTTTTCCTGTCAGCCAGGAAGTCAGCGCGACTTGTCTTGCACTCGACAACTACAGAGCCGTCGTCAAAGCCGGCAGCGCGGAATCCAATCGCGTCTGGGATCTCGCCAGTCCATCCAGAGCGGCATTCGCTTATGGCTACGTGGCAACCGGGACCGCCTGCGCTATTGGCTCGCTTTAGCCACTTCACGGCGATCAGGCAAAGGTCGTTATGATTCATAGGTATCAAGCTCATGCCTTCACCTTCGCGCGCGCTGATACCCAATCGAACCCGACGGCAATTCCGCCACCTTCGCGAAGACGGTCAACGCAGCGTTCGCCCAGGGCGCCGGACAGTTCGCCGGCTGGCAGGTTGGAGATAACAACCGTCGGCAGCTGCTCCTCGTACCGTCCGTTGATGATGTTGAACAGGGATGCCAGCTCGAACTCGGTCGGCTTGGTCGCGCCCACTTCGTCGATGATCAGTAGGCTCGGCTTGGTGTAAGCCGCGAATGCCTCGCCCTCGCTGTAGCCGCTTTCACGGTCATAGCTGCCCTTGATGTGCTGGAGGATGCCGCCGACGGTTCGGTACACAGCCGTTGCCGTACTGGTGCGCATGATGTGGTTGGCGATAGCTGCGGCCAGGTGAGTTTTGCCGGTCCCTACGTTGCCCAGCAGTAGCAGGCAGCGGCCCGCCTTGTAGTGCTCGGCGAAGTTCTCGGCATACTCGCGGCAGATGGTCAGTGCCTTGATCTGCTTTGGTTCGGTGGCCTTGTAGCCCTCGAACGAGCGATCACGGAAGCGGGACGGGATCAGCGCGGCGCCGAGCTTGTTGGCCAGGCGATCGGCGGCATTCTTGGCGCGTTCCTGCTCAAGGCGTTCGGCGTCCTGCTCGCGCTGGCGGATCTCGGCGCAAACCGGGCAGCCGCTCGGGCCTTCCTTGTGCTTGCTGATGATCGCGGCGTACTCGCCGTGCTGATCGCAGACGGCCAGCTCTTTGGAGACGATGCCGAACTTCGCTTCCAACGGTGCGACGGTAAGGTTCAATGCGTTAGAAGCCATTGGTGCCGTCCTCCCGCTCAATCAGGCCGGCGCTGTAGTCGCGCTGATCAAAGCCCGCGTGACGCGACGCGCCGGGGAAGTGGTGGACGTTCGCCGCAGCCTTAACTTCGTCGTTCCAGCGCTTGCCGTTGAGCCAGGTGGCTGCGTGCGGGATGAACTGCCCGTCGTCCTTCAGCCAGCTCTGGCAGGTGCAGTGCTTGGCCAGAGACTCGAGGATCTGAGCCAGCAGCTCAGCATCGGGATTGATCTTCGCGAAGGCCTTGCGGGCGTTGTCCTTGGCGGTCTTGCGCGGGTACAGCTTCCAGAAGGTTTCGAAGGCCGCTTCGGTGTCAGCTTTTTGAGGCCCTGATTCGGCCTGCTGCTCTTCCTCCACGACTTCATCGGTCTCAGCAGGCAGAGTGCTCGGCGCTTCCCGGCGGTGCGGGTTCTGGTGCTTGGCCCACTTCACGATCTGGATGATCTTCTTACCGGCGCGCTCGTAGCGGCTGATAAAGCCGTATGCAGCCAGGCCTTCCAGCATCTGCTCGACTTCCACGTCGTCAGCCGGGAACAGTGCGTTCTTCAGCTTCTTCGGACGGTCTTCGAGACGACCTTCCTTGTCTGCTTCAGTCCAGAGTCCGATGAAGAACAGGCGAGTGGCGAAGTCGAGCTCCTGCAGGTCTTCGTTCTGGAAGAACCCAGGCTTGATATTGCGCGATCTGGCCATCATGCGGCCTCCTGCATGGTGTGCGACGCCCACAGGCCAGCAATCCACTGGACGCCTTTTGGCGTGAAGCGGGCTTGTGCAAAGGCGTGGTTATTGCGCTCGGATGTGCCGGTCTTCACCTCGAAGCGGCCGGCGTCGATGTGGTTCTGGTATGGGGTCATCACGCCATTGAGGCGGTACATGACATGGCCTTCAATGAGTAGCTGACGCAGCACGCGCTCATTGGCCTTGAGCAGCTTGGCCACCTGGCGGAACGTCAGCGTGCCGGTGTTCTCGACGTAGCGGTCGACGAACTCAACCTTCGGCGCGGCGATGGCAAGGGCCTGTTGTGCGATGGTCCGCAGCTCATATTGCTCTGCCCATGCGCGGGCCGACTCTGCCGGGTTCGTGAAGTCTGGCAGCTGTACGCGATTCGCCGACTCCAGTTCCTGCCAGCGGTCAACGAGCCGAGCAGTGAATTCCGGCGAAAGCTGAGCGACCACGATGATGCTGTCGCGCTTGCCCTGGTCTCCGGAAAAAACATACTCAGCAGACGGGCGGCCAGCCGTTGCCTTTTCCACCAGCGGTGGTAAAGCGATGACGCCGCGCTCAGCCAGTCGCTCGACTGTACGGCGCACGCTGTCATGACGAGAGTCGACCAGCTCAGCAATCTCGCGACTGCTCATGGTCAGGGTCTTGCAATTTGGTAGTAGGTTCGGCATTATTTGCTCCAGCTCTAGCGTTGTTGAAGAACCCACCCTGTCCGGTGGGTTTTTTATTGCCCGTTTTTCGGTCCCTTTTCAGGGCCTGCCCTCCTCCGAAACGGCTGCACCTTTCCGGTGTTGCCTTTCGGCTCAGTGATCTTCCGCAGTTGATCCCTGATCAGCTCGCCGCCCAGGTCTTCTGGCGACTTTCCTTCCTGCCTTGCTAGCTCATGCAATGCGCGCTGGTAGCGCTCATCGAGAGCGACTTCTTGTTCAGCCATGAGGCCCCCTTCGAGGCCTTCAGGCCATCTGCTCGGTTTCGGTATCCTCAAGGCGCGAAAGCATGTCCCGCAGGCTGGCTTCCAGCAGCTCGCGAGCCAGTACGGCTTTCTGGGTGCGATGGAATTTCGCCAACGACTGAAGAAGCTCGTCGGTGTCCTCGTCGAGGCGGACCTTCGTGATGTGGTCACGCAGATGCTTGGGGTCGTGGTACATGGTCGATTTCCTTATGCAGCCGTTTTCTTGGGGCTTGACTCGGCGAGCAGCCATTCAGCCGTGAACTCGCCACCAGATGCTTCTGCAAGTATTTGGGCGTAACACGTCTCGCCCGTGTATTCGGTGCGCGGCAGGGCAGCAGCTGCCAGCCACTTGTAAATAGCCCGCTGACTTACGCCACAAATCGCGGAGGCCTTAGCGACCCCGCCGACCTTATCGATCGATTCCTTTAGAGCACTCATGGAGGCCTCCGGCTATGAATTCTGTACTTACGGTACATGTTAAGCCGGAACTGAATGTTCATGCAAGCAAGTGCGAACATGAACGGATGGTTCAATCACAAGATTTACGCACCGAATTCGCCAGCCGCCTCAAGAAAGCCCTTTCAGAAATGGGAATTCCTGAGTGGGGCGCCGGCGCTCGCCTTTCCGAAATTACGGGCAAGACAGCGAAGGCCGCGAGTAAATGGCTTAACGCCGAGACGATGCCGGGCCGCGAGAACATGAAGGCTATAGCGTCCGCATTGAAAGTCCGCATCGAATGGCTTCAGTACGGCGAAGGCTCGATGCTTTCAGTGGGCGACCCGCCAGCTTCGCCCAATACTGGCCAATCCCCCAGCTCCGACGACTACGCCCTCATCCCGCAGTACAGCGCGCAGGGGCATTGCGGCGAAGGCCTGCTGAACGATCATGTTGAGGTCAACGGCGGCCTGGCATTCAAGAGGGACTGGCTGCGCCGAATGGGCGCCAAACCCCAGCATCTGTTCGTCATCTACGCCAGCGGCAGCAGCATGGAGCCGTTCATATTCGACGGTGACGTAGTGCTGTTCGATAGCGCAGACACCATTCCGCGTGACCGCCAGGTGTATGCGATCCGGCGACCAGACGGCAGCATAAGCATCAAGCGAATGGCTCAGCAGATATCTGGCAATTGGCTGATTCGCAGCGACAACCCAGACAAAGCGCGCTACCCGGACG